GGCCGCTGCACGTCAGATGACCAACATGTAGGAACCGCAACCTTGTTAGGGTCGTACGTTTCCCCGTAATAAGCACGGGACACACCAGCCGCGTTTACCACGATAACGTCCATAACTTCCGCGTCCAACACCCTACCCTCTACGTTAAACTTGCCATCACGTAGGCTGATTCGGCGTAGCTTGCTCATCAGATATCTTCGTCCGCATCGAAGTCAAGTTCTAACTGCCTATCGTCAAACTCTTCATCAGAGCGTGCTTTTACAAGAGCGGCCTCAACAGCGTCTAGGTTAAACCTGTACGTGTTACCGACCTTGATATAGGTGTCAGATGGAACTTTATCCTGCCGTACCCATGCCCTAATGGTAGACACTGACACAGTAAAATGCCTTGCTACTTTTTCAATTGGTACAAACATTACTTCCTCCTTACTGTTATTACGTACTCGGAGTCCACGTTAAGACCTTTTGGTACGAGTTCTGGGTTCTCTTCTAGGAACTGTTTCATATTCGACTGGTTCAATCTTTTATCAAACAGCTCTGGTGCCCTATGCTCTAACACAAAACTGTGCATAGATTCCCAGTCGCTAGTCCAATATCTAACTTTTGCCGATCTGTAAAACATACCTGCTGAAGTTTTTACGCTATCGACCCCCTGCTCTTTGCAGAAAGCCAACAACGCTCTTTTCACTTCGTCTAGCTGGTCAGCTAGCTTCTTATCTTTCTCTTTAAACTCCGCTGTTAGTTCCGCCCGTTTATCCTTGATCTTATGGAAAACTCGGGTGAGTCTTTCAGCAGGAGCATCGTTCTCTTTGCTCATCGCTCTATCCTATTAGTGACAGGACGTACACTTTAGTACCCTAAAGTACCCTAGTCAAGTATTTCTTTGTATAGATCAATCATTTTTGTGTGTACATCTATTCTGTTGTCAAGTAATGCGTAAACACGTTTCTCAGCGTGGGAACCTTGGAGCTGAACTACGGTACATTTGTGGTCTTGACCTGATCTGTGTACCCGAGCGTTAGCTTGGGCGTAGGTTTCAAGGGAGCTTGTCGGTGCCCACCATACCACTGTGTTAGCCGCTGTTAAGGTAACTCCGTGTGCTGCTGACTGGGGTTGTATCACTAGTACCTTGGGGTCATCCATACTCTGGAACCGCTTGAAGATTTCTGTACGCTTGGCCGCAGGTACGTCTCCCCGTATTACTTCTGTGCTTATGCCATCCCCCCGCAGCTTACCCACTAGCAAGTCAATGGTGTGCTTGAACGGCACGAACACTAGAACTTTCTTACTAGACTCTTCTATAACTTCCATCAACACTTTATATCTAGGAGTTATGTCAAACTCTACCGCGTCTCCCTTATCGGTATAGACCGCCCCCGCAGATATCTGTAGTAGCTTGTTCATATTAACAGCAGCATTGGCAGCGGTAATTTGTTCCCCCGCAGCTTGCATTACCATCTTGTCTTTTAACTCTTTGTAATACTTCAACTGTTGACGTGTTAGGTTAACCTCGCGCTTCACGTATACCATTGGTGGTAGGTCTAAGCATTCTTCTTTGGTGAACCGTATGGCTGGTTGCAATACCCTATGCACTGTGTTGGTAGCATCTTCTTTTGGCACCCACTTAAAGTTAGTCACCTTGCGCATAACCTGATCCCGAAAGGAACCGAGAAACCTAGGTACAGCCGTAGGGTTAACTAATCGGGCTATTCCAAACGCGTCAACAGGACTCTGTGCGGCGGGGGTACCCGTCATCATCCACAACCAAGTACTAGGGCCAACTAACTTATTGAGTGTCTTCCATCGTTTGGTCTGGGGATTCTTGTAATGGGTAGCCTCGTCTACAATGATAAGGTCGAACCTCCCATTAGCTACTGCGTCGGCTACAATCTCTACTCCATCGTAGTTTATTATCACGTACTCTGCATCGCCCTCAATAACCTCTACCCGTTTCTTAGCAGCGCCGTAGGCCACGGCAACCTTGCGGTGCATAGCAAAATTAAATAGGTCATCTCGCCACGCGGAATCCATGATAGATAGGGGGCAGATAACTAAAACACGTCTTATAATACCTTGTGTTAGTAAGTAATCAGACGCCCAGATGGCACTAGCAGTCTTGCCTGTACCCTGCTCATTGAAGCAGAATGCTTTACGGTTAAGTGTTAGGAACGAAGAAGTAGTTTTTTGGTGGTCAAACGGTTTGTATCTACCTGTCCACTCGTACCTAGACTCTATGGGGGAAGGCACCTTGATGTTCATGTTCCTTAGAACTTGTGTCTCGTCCATCCCCCAGTTAACTAACACTTGGTTGTTCGGTAACTCCTTACTCTTGGGTATCACTGCTGTAACTCTTGCCGGGTTACGTAATGTCAGCAGCAATGCCTTGTTATCTATTATCTTCATATCTGTATGAACTCCGTTATTGGTATGTATATACACGTTTCCATGTCATAGCTATCGCCTCTATCCTGCCTTCCGCCTTGGCGTAGCTCGTACCCATCTTTCAGCACTACCGCAAACACGCCGTCAGTAAACTTTACAATCAGTAGGGGAATTACCTTGCTCTCCCTACTTACTCGCAATATGTTCCCCACCTTATTCGCGCTTATCATGTACGTAGGGTATTTATCCTTAGCATTAGTTCGGGTCTTGACTTCTACGTTTGCTATATGCTTCCCGTCCCGTAACAACAAGCCGTCTATGGGGGCGAAAGGTTCAGACTTCTCGTAGGTATACTTACCGTTAGACTCAAGATAATCTTTTATATACTGCTCGTTACTACGGTCAAACTCGCTCTCATACACAGGACGCATTTATTTCTCCGATGCCAAATAGCACGAAGTGGGTGTCCACATCATGCAAGAAAAAGTAAGCCCTGCTTCGCTCACAGATAGGGCTAGGTCTGCTTATGAAGGGAAGATGGATCCCCGAACTTCCTAGATTTTTGTGAGTAAAAAAATCACGCTTTCACACGACACTCACGTTTTTTATAGACGCATCTAGGCAAGCGTCTTTTGGGGATTACTTCTTCTTCTTGTAGTTCCGACTTCTGTTAGCAGATCGACTCTCTACAGTAACGCCATCTGCATTACTGCCACCGTTAACCAAGGCTTTCTTGTGGCTAACATCTTTACCTTCACGTTTGTCTGCTTTGCCGTTCTTATTGGCGTCTCTACTTTCTTTGTCCATCTTACGTCTGGCACGCTGTCGCTCCATTCGGCGTTCAAACGTGTCGCTACCCACGGGGGCGTTAACTTGTTTCTTTCTATCTGACTTCTTCTTATAAGGCATTAGTGCCTCCCGTTATGTATACATTCCGTCACTATGCAGTGTCTCCTGCATAACCCACTTTGATGAGCGTTCCAAACATCTCTCTCAAATGCTTTTTCCATACGGCTGTAATCAGATAACCACTTAGCCCATAGCGTAGATTCTTCAGATTTTTCGTAATTGCCTGTTATCAGTTCCCCGCACACCACAAAAACTAACCCGCCTTTTACATGTTCTATTTCGGGGTAGTGTTTGAATACAGCGAGGGCCATTAGCTCTAACTGCCCTTTATCCGCATACCTAGTGTTCTTGCTTGTCTTGTAATCTATTATCCAAGCTGTCTTGGTATCTCTGTTCAGTATAACTAAATCCGCTATACCTCGCCACCAAACAGCATCGTCCCTAAAACCACACGGCTTCAAGTCCTCAGTAAGCCCCATCTCTAGCTCGCATATCTTCTCTCCTGCTTTGGCGTTCAAGGAATCTAAAACGTCTTTGCAGTAGCTGTACTTCTCAGGCAGCGGGGTGCCATCGCGTATATACTCTTCCGCCGCTAAGTGTACGGCAGTGCCGTACAGCATTGCTTCTGTCTCCGACTCCCTGTAGTTCTTTAACACCTTTAAGTGGTAGAACTTCTTGGGGCATTGCTCAAAAGATTTGATCTTAGAAAACGACCACGGGGCTATACTCATCGGTATGTATCCTCCACGTATAGGCCAACCTCTGCTAGTGCTCTTATAATAGGTTTTATGAAATCAACGTCTAGTAGCAACCTATTTGTATCAAAACCATTTTCCCCCCGCACTACCTGCTCTAAACAAATTACTAACTCCCCGTCTTCGTACTGCCCTAAATACACAGATACTTGCCCATCTTCTATGGAGTCGGGTATTCCCGGATTTAGCGGCCAGTCGATTATGTCACCCATACTATTCGCACTCCCCGTAAGATTTACCATTACCTGACTCACACGTTATAGGTAGACCTTCCGCCCATAGTGGAGTAGTACTCATACAATGTTCAATAAAAGCTGTTGCTTCTGCTAACTCGTCTGTAGGTACACAACATACCACAGAGTCATGCACTGTAAGTGCTACCTTGTATTTCTTAGCTATAGCTAACATCTGTTCCCCAATAATACACCTAGCAACGGCCTGACACACGTTTTCTGTGACTTTACCTCCATATATACGGTTGTAGCCGTTCCTAGTCTTGTAGCTGAACTCTAGTCCGCGCTCTCCCTGCTCGTACCTTAGGCCATCGTAACGCATGTTTAGGCCAGAGGGTAACCGTATCCACGCGTTACATACAGGCTTGCCCAGATGCTGTCCTCGCGTTGCCCCGTACTTGATTATACCGTTAGGCCCAAGGCTACCGGACTCTCCCCTAGACATATTTACTAACATGTTCTGTAGGTTACGCCATAGCGTACCAATCTTCCAATTAGTGTTTCTGTATATGCTAATGATTCTACGCGACTCCTCTAAACTTATAACCGTACCAAAAGATTGTAGCTGATCAGCAAACCTACCTGCGCCCATACCATAGCCACATCCTAGGATGGTGGTCTTACCTACAAAGCGCTGGTCTTTGGCTACCTTGTCTTCTGGTACACCATATATAGTAGAGGCCATCGTTATGTACACGTCTTTTTTAGCTGCAAATGCAGATACCAGTTCCTCTTGTTCAGCAAGCCACGCTAATACTCGGGCCTCAATCTGAGAAGAGTCGCAGTCAACCAACGTATACCCTTTAGGGGCAAGCATACTACTCTTTAACTTCTTACCGTTTACTCCCCGGCTCGGAAGGTTCTGTATGTTTATCTTATCGTCGCCTCCCCACCTACCTGTATGGGCAGCGTAGTACCGGATAGGCACGGGCATAAGGCCACGCTTGGCAATAGAGATAAACCTTTCAGTGCGGGACTCTTCCAACGAACCCTTAACCCCTAACCTAGACGCTACCAGCAGCCGCACTCTGGGGTCTTCGTGCTCCAGCAATGCTTGGAACTGCTCATCGGTCTTGGCAAAGGCTAACGTCTCCTTGCCAGTAGTCAGGCTGGTCTTCGTTGGCGGGG